GGTGCTGAGTATGGTGACAGATCCTTTATGTGGGAATACCTTTGATGGATATTGAAGAAGAATTTATATTAGAACATCTTCTTTTTAAACAAAGAAAATGTAAAACATGTGGTAAGGTTAAAGACCTTATGACTGATTTTTATTTGACTAGAAAAGACAGAGGTGGAGCTCCATCAGCATATTCTTATGAATGTAAACCATGCACTATTGATCGAGTTCTAAGAAATCGGATGGATAACGACCATGAAGCAAAGTGGGAGTATCCTGACTGGTAGTGTGTTTTCGCAGTGTTTCCGCATCGTAAACATACCTTTTAATAAATAACTCTAGCATAATTTGGACACGAAAGGAGAGAAAGATGCCACTGAATTTAGCATCTCCTGGTATTGTCGTAAGGGAAGTAGACCTTACGGCTGGACGCGTAGATCCCACTTCTGATAAAGTTGCTGGCATCGTTGCTCCATTTGAAAAAGGACCAGTAGAAACTCCCACATTAGTCGAAACTGAAGCAGACTTGCTTAACAATTTCGGTGAACCCCATGCAGCAAATAACCAATATGAGTATTGGTATACTGCTTCTTCCTATCTTGCCTATGGTGGGGTAGCAAGAGTTGTAAGATCAGACAATGCTGGTCTCTACAACGGTAAAGTTGGATCTGCAACTAGTATCAAGGTTAAGAGTCCAGAGGACTACACCAACCAAGGGTATGATACTAACACGATCAACAATGTTACCTTTGTTGCCAAGAACCCAGGAACCTGGTCAAACGGTCTCAAGGTTGCCATTATTGATGGTAAAGCAGACCAAAGACTGGCTGGTTATTCTGGTACAGCTCTGCAGGTTGGATACGGTGTTACTCAGAGAGTACCCGCCAACACTGTTGTTCCTGGTGCTGGATCGACTTCCGTTCTTGATGGTTACTTCAAAGGAGTTGTCACCAACGTAGACGGAACCAATGTTGATGTTAAGTTTGTAGCACACGTTGCTGCTGACAATACTGTAACCAACAGAGACTATACACCTGGTGGTATCTACAGATTCTCTAACACTGCTAACGGTGCTGATAGTGTTACTGCATTGTTCATCTATGACAATGCATCTAACGAACAGGGTCTGTCAACCTACACTTCACAGTTAGACTGGTTCGATCAGCAAGAGATTTCTCTCACTGGATCTACCGTTAAGTGGAACAGAGTTGCCGAAAGACCAACCACAACTGCTTACGGTGCTGCTCGCAATGCTAGAAACGATGAGGTTCATGTCGTAGTATATGACGATCTCGGTAAAGTTTCTGGTAATGCTGGTACATTGCTTGAGAAGCATCTGGGTCTGTCTAAAGCAACTGATGCTGAGTTCTCTGCTGGAACTGATCAATACTGGAGAGGTTGGTTACAATTCCAATCTCAGAATATCTTCGGTGGTGGTCAACCAACAGGTGTTGTAACAACTGGTTTCGCAGCTGGTGCTGGTGGAACTACGTTCACCCTGGCAGGTGATGGTGGATGGGATCAGAAAGCATCTGATACTACCTTCGATGCATATGGAAACGAAACCCTGACACTCTCTGGTGGTAAGGACTACGGTAACACAACTGGCATTACTACAAATGCTGGACTGATGGTTAACGTTGGTGATCTTGCTACAGGTTATGACCTGTTCGAAAATCCAGATAGTTATGACATCGATTACCTGCTGATGGGATCTGGTGCTCATGGCATGGCAGAAACCCAAGCAATTGCCAACAAGATTGTTGCTGTTGCTGAAGAAAGAAAGGATGCCGTCGCATTTGTTTCTCCATATCGTCAAGCATTCCTTGCTGACGGTGCTATGATCTCACTCAATAGCACATCGACAATCACCGACAACCTGGTAAGTTACTACTCTGCTATCACCTCATCTTCTTATGCGGTGTTCGATAGCAGTTACAAGTACACCTATGACAGATTCGGTGATACCTTCAGATATGTCCCAATGAACGGTGACATGGCTGGTCTGTGTGCAAGAAACGACATTAACAACTTCCCATGGTTCTCTCCTGCAGGAACCACAAGAGGTGCAATCCTGAATGCCGTTAAGTTGGCATACAACCCAACCAAGGCACAGAGAGATGTTCTTTACTCTAACAGAGTAAACCCTGTCATCTTCTCACCTGGTTCCGGTATTGTTCTGTTCGGTGATAAGACTGCTCTGGCAAGAGCATCTGCCTTCGATAGAATCAACGTTCGTCGTCTGTTCATCTATCTGGAGAAAGCAATTTCTGCTGCTGCCAGAGATCAGATGTTCGAATTCAACGATGAGATTACTAGAACAAACTTTGTTAGCATCGTTGAGCCTTTCCTGCGTGATGTACAGGCAAAGAGAGGCATCACTGACTTCGTTGTCAAGTGTGATGAGACGAATAACACTGCTGCAGTGATCGATAACAATGAATTTGTTGCCGATATCTACATCAAACCAAATCGTTCCATCAACTTCATCGGTCTGACCTTCGTTGCCACTCGCACGGGTGTCAGCTTTGAGGAAGTTCTCGGAGTATAATCTAAAGAGGTAACAAACCGATGGCAGACTTAATTCAACAACAAAATCCCCCAAAGACAGCTGATCGTACTATCGACAGATTCAAAAGCAGATTGTCTGGTGGCATCGCCAGACCTAATCTGTTTGAGGTTGTTCTGACCTTCCCCGATGGTGTAGTCGATCCTAGTGTAAATGATCTGGATTCTAAGTCCAGATTCCTGGTCAAAGGTGCGAACCTTCCAGCATCCAACATCACACCAATCACCATTCCTTTCAGAGGACGTAATCTCAAGATTGCTGGTGATAGAACATTCGATGTATGGACCATCACCGTTATCAACGATACTGACTTTGCAATCAGAGGTTCCTTCGAAAGATGGATGAACTCTGTTGCTAAGGTATCCGATAACTCTGGTAACACAGATCCACTGGATTATCAGACTGATGCTATTGTCCACCAACTCGGACGTGCTCCTGTAACTGGTGGTGCTGGTGCTCAAGAAAGTGCAACTGATCAACCTATTCTTAGAAGTTATCAGTTCCATGGAATCTTCCCAACTGCAGTCTCTGCAATTGATCTAAACTACGATAACACTGATGCTATCGAAGAGTTCACTGTTGAGCTTCAAGTTCAGTGGTGGGAAGCCGTTGGAAACGGTGGTACTATTGCCTGATAAATAGTACAATAAACGCAAACTTTAAGATGGCAAGGTTGTTTGGTTTTTCGATTGAGGAAAACGACGATAAATCAAAAGGTGTAGTCAGTCCCGTTCCTCCCACTCAGGAGGATGGGGCTGATTTTTATGTCTCTACAGCTTTTGGTAGCCAGACAATTGATTTTGAGGGTGTTTACAAGAGTGAGTATGAACTGATTCGTAGATATCGTGAGATGGCACTCCATCCAGAGTGTGATCAAGCGATTGAAAACGTAATCAATGAAGCTATTGTAAGTGATCTAGATGATTCTCCCGTTGAAATTGATCTGAGCAACTTGAATGCTAGTGATGGCATCAAGGATAAAATTAGAAAAGAATTTAAGCACATCAAAGATCTTTTAGACTTTGATAAGAAATCTCATGAGATCTTCCGTAACTGGTATGTTGATGGAAGAATCTATTACAACAAAGTAATTGATATCAAGAGACCTCAGGATGGTATTCAAGAGCTGAGATATATCGATGCTCTGAAGATGAGGTATGTAAGAAAAGAAAAAAATAAGAATAAAGATAGAGCAGATCTGTTTAACACAAAATCTGTAGATGATGCACAGAGAGTTGTCTTCCCAGAATTAGAAGATTACTTTATCTACACACCAAAGATTAATTACCCCACTACAGTCCCATCGATGGGTGGTGGACAGAAAGGTATTAAGTTTGCTCCAGATTCTATTTCATATTGCACATCCGGTCTTGTAGATAGAAACCGTCACACTGTACTTTCTTATCTGCAGAAGGCAACTAAGTCTCTCAATCAACTGAGAATGATTGAAGATTCTCTGGTCATCTACAGATTATCCAGAGCACCAGAACGTAGAATCTTCTACATTGATGTAGGTAATCTACCTAAGGTAAAGGCAGAACAATATCTGCGTGATGTTATGAATCGTTATCGCAACAAGCTTGTGTATAATGCACAGACTGGTGAGATTCGTGACGATAAGAAATACATGAGCATGCTGGAAGATTTCTGGCTGCCACGTCGTGAAGGTGGTAGAGGAACTGAGATCACCACTCTGCCAGGTGGTCAGAATTTAGGTGAACTGTCTGATATTGAATACTTCCAGAAGAAACTTTATAGATCTCTGGGTGTACCAGAATCTAGAATGCCTGGTTCTGGTGATGGTTTCAACCTTGGACGTTCTTCTGAGATTCTTCGTGATGAGATTTCTTTCAGTAAGTTTGTAGGTAGACTGCGCAAGAGATTTAGCAATCTGTTCTTAGATATGCTGAAAACTCAACTGCTGCTTAAGAATATCTGCACTCCTGAAGATTGGGAGGTAATGTCTGAGCACATTCAGTTCGATTATCTTTATGATAATCACTTTGCCGAACTGAAAGAAGCAGAACTGATGAATAACAGAATGGCACTCCTTCAACAGGTAGAACCATATGTTGGTAGATATTACTCTACTGAGTATGTCCGCAGAAAAGTTCTGAGACAGAAAGATACTGAGATTCTTGAGATCGATGCTCAGATTGAAGATGAAATCGAAAGAGGTATCATCCCAGATCCTAACGATCAAATGCTTGAAATGGAACCTGGTATGCAACCAGGAATGGAGCAACAACCCCCTGAAGAAAATATACGTCAGAGGGGAAATGAAATGACTGACACTGATTTAGATGTCGGCGTAATATAAATAACCAATATACAACAATATTAAGAAAATGAACGACGTTATTGATCTTATTGCTACGGATTCTTCCGCGTCTGAGATCAGTGATAAAATCAAGGATTTGCTTTTTAACAAAGCAGCAGAAAGAGTTGACGCAATTAGACCACATGTTGCCAATTCTCTTTTTGATGGAGAGTCAGAAGGTGAAGAAATTGAAACCACTGATACAGAAGTAGAGGAGAACTAATGGCTAGATTACTAGTTTTAGGTGATGAAATCACCGTTGCTGCTGGAGCTGGTAACAGCACCACAGTTGATAGTGCCACTGTTGTCAGAGTACTAAATGCTTCTGGTAGCGCAGTTCAAATCATTGTACAAGACTCCTCCTTTACAGGTATTGGATCTTTTACCATGTTAAACGGCACTTCCGAGTTGGTTGAGAAGAAGGCAACCGATCTTATCCATAGCACTGGTGGACTCGTTAGACTCGTCAAAGTAGGATTTACAGGCTAATCAAATGAAACTTATTAGAGAGGAAATCGAAAACGTAGAGGTTATCGTTGAACAACGCAACGGTAAGAAGAATCTCTACATTGAGGGTGTATTCCTTCAGGGAGACATCAAGAATCGTAATGGTAGAATGTATCCTGCTGAAACTCTTGCTAAAGAAGTAGGTAGATACAATGAGTCTTTCATTCAGAAAGGACGTGCTCTTGGAGAACTTGGTCATCCTGATGGTCCTACGATTAATCTTGATCGTGTTTCCCACAAGATTACCTCTCTGAGACAGGAAGGTTCTAACTGGGTAGGTAGAGCACAGATTCTTTCTACTCCCATGGGAACCATTGCTAAGAACCTTCTTGACGAAGGTGTCAAACTCGGTGTTTCTTCCAGAGGCATGGGTTCTCTGAAAGAAGATCGTAATGGTATTAAGGTAGTTGGTGAAGACTTTATGCTTGCCACTGCTGCTGATATCGTTGCAGATCCTTCTGCTCCAGATGCTTTTGTAAATGGCATCATGGAAGGTAAGGATTGGGTTTGGGATGGTGGTATTCTCCGCGAAAAGTATGCTGAGAAGACCTATAAGAAAGTAAATACTCTTGTCGATCAAAGACGACTTGAGGAAAATAAATTGAGTCTGTTTCAAGATTTCTTACAAAATCTCTGAAATAATAAATAAATACAGATTATCACTAGTCTAATAAATCGGAGCAACCGAAAAATGTCCGCTGGTAACGAATTACAAGAAATGGAAAATCCCGTAACAAGGGGTGCGAAAGCCGCAGACCCCATGGATACCTCCAAGAAAGCATCTTATACTGCTGCTCAAGGTACAGTAGAAGATCTTGGTGGTCCTACCCCTGAAAACTATAAGCCCGATGATATGTCGGCTGCACTCAAGGCTCCTTCTCTGGCAACAGTAAAGGATATCGTTAATAAGGGTGCAAAACCTGCTGAAGCAATGCCTAAGGCACCTAAGTATGCTGAAGAAACTGAGGCTGAGGAAGGTCAAGAGGTAGTTGCGGAAACTGAAGAGAAGACAGAAGATGCTATCGTAGAGACTCCTGAAGTTTCTGTTGATCAAGATCTTGCTGCTCTGTTCGGTGGTGAGGAACTCAGTGAAGAGTTCCAAGAAAAGGCAAAGACAATTTTCGAGGCTGCTCTGACAGCCAAGGTTAGTGAAGTCCAAGAAACTCTTGCTGCTGAATACGAAAAGGCTCTCTCTGAGAACCTTGTTTCGGTTAAGGAAGAGTTGGTAGAAAGACTCGATGCATATCTTGAGTATGTCGCTGATGAGTGGCTTACTGAGAATGCCATCGAAGTTGAGCATGGTCTGAAGACCGAAATGACTGATTCGTTCCTTACTGGAATGAAGAGTCTCTTTGAAGATCATTATGTCACTATCCCTGAAGATAAGTACGATGTTCTTGAGAGCATGGTAGATAAACTTGATGAAATGGAGTCTAAACTCAACGAGCAAATTGAGAAGAATGTTGCTCTTACAGGAAGACTTGCTGAGACCACTGCTGAAGGTATCTTCGCAAAGGTAACAGAAGGTCTTGCTGATACACAAAAAGAAAAGCTTGCTTCTTTAGTTGAAGGTGTTGAGTTTGCGGGTGAAGAAGAATACCGTGAAAAGATTGTTACCCTGAGGGAATCATATTTCCCTTCTGAGAAGGGTACTACTGCTGCAACTGAGACACTTTCGGAAGCCGTCTCTGATCCAGAACCAGAAATGGGATCGGGTCACATGGCTGCCTATCTCAGAGCACTTACCATTAAATAATAAATCCTCAAACTTAAACTAAAGGAGAACAATGTTCAATTCAGATAAACTTATGGAGAAGTGGGGTCCTCTGCTGAATGCAGAG